AAAAATATTAATAATTCAAGTAAAATGAATTCATCAAATAATTCAAGTAAAATGAATTCATCAAATAATTCAAGTAAAATGAATTCATCAAATAATTCAAGTAAAATGAATTCATCAAATAATTCAAGTAAAATGAATTCATCAAATTATTTAAATAAAATGAATTCCTCAAATAATTTAAATAAAATGAATTCCTCAAATAATTTAAATAAAATGAATTCCTCAAATAATTTAAATAAAATGAATTCCTCAAATAATTTAAATAAAAAATTTTTTGATCCTGTTGGTATTTCTTGTGATAATTATGATAATAATCAATCATTAGAAAGTTATTATAATATAACATTAAATTAATTAAAATAATAATTAATAAGTTTAAATATATATAATTTTATATATAAAATATATAAGACAATGAGTTATTATTTATATTTAATCGAGACAAAAAAAGAATATACTATACATTTAATAAATGCATTAGCTCCTATTATATATGAAGGTATTTCTTCAATTTATGAAGATGCAAAGAATAATTCATCTAATGGTGAAGAATTAAGGTTATTTCAAAATCTGTTAAGAAAAATTCCATCGTGGAATGATTATCTAATAGAACAAGAAACAAATCGCATAATAAAATTATCATCAAAAGGAGAAATAGTAGAAGATTTAATAAGAGCTGTTATTAAATCTAATATTATGATATTAACAAATACTCCTCCCGAAAATAAAGATAATCTACGTATTAAACATGATATAACAACTCAAAAATTTATTCATAATTCTTATATGGAAGTGGCTAGAAATATATTTCAAAATCCATATGTATTTTATCATAAATATAATTCATATCAATTAAAAAAAAATCAAAGGGAATCTACAGATATAATTAAAAAAAGTATTGAACAATCTATTCGTAAATTATTACCAATGAATTTAGTTTTACAAAATTATTTAGGTAATACATTTGAAATTCCAGTTGATGATTTTGATAATTCTATTCCAGATTATGATTATAATAATTTACGTAATATATTAAATAAAGATCCTGTTAATAATGATGAAATATTTCAACTTGTTAAAAAAAATGAAAGTATTTCTAAATTAGAATCAAATATTGTTAAACAACCATATCAAGAACAAAATAATATTTTAAGTTTTAAAATTGATATGCCAAAATTAAAAACAAATATTAACTCATCTGATAGTTTTAAATCTCTAAAAGAACTTGTAAAACAAAATATTTCACCTATTGAAAATAAAACTAATCAAATTTTACTTACAAAAACTGAACAAGCTATAAAAGAATCTGAAATAAAAAAATCTGAACAACTTATAAAAGAATCTGAACAACTTATAAAAGAATCTGAACAACTTATAAAAGAATCTGAAAAAAAAGAATCTGAAAAAAAAGAATCTGAAAAAAAAGAATCTGAAAAAAAAGAATCTGAAAAAAAAGAATCTGAAAAGAAATATACTATATTGTCTGAACAACTTATAAAAGAATCTGAAAAACATATTATATTGTCTGAACAACTCATAAAAAAATCTGATAAGAAAGAATCTAATATAAAAAAATCTGAGAAGAAAGAATCTGAAAAAAAAGAATGTAAAGAATATGATATATTATCTGAATCTATAAAAGACACTATAGTAAAACAAGATGAATATGAAAAATCAAAATATATTAAATCTAATATTAATAATCCAATTCCTAAATTATCTAAAAAATCAAAAAATTTAGAATACGATATAGATGATGATTCTAGTGTATCATATTTTAGACAATATGAAAATGAAGAAGAATTAGCAGAAGTATATAATAATCATGGTACAAATATTAAATCTTCAGATTTAAAAAATATAATTGACAAATCATTTGTTAATTATAATCAAATATTGAATGATAATGATGATAGTTCAATTAATTTAAAATCAATAATGGATAATATTTCATCAGTAGATATAAAAAATAATAAACAATCAACAGGAAATAAAAATAAATATTTTAATAAGAATTCAAACTTATAAAAAAATCTAGTCAATATTATATTTAAGTATTATGATTTCAAAAAAAGAAATTTTAGGATTATTAGTATTATTTTTAGTAATATATTTTATAATATATATAGATAATAAATTACATAATAAATGTGATTGTAATAACAATCATTCATCATTAAAAAAAGTATCGATAAAAGTACCTATATTAATAACTATTATATTTTTTATAATATATAACTTTACCAAAAAATATTTTAATTCATATATTCATGAACAATATTATGTTAAACAAGATATCATAACAGATATGGTAGATTTTTAAATTTAAGAATACATTAAAAATTATAATACTCTATAATAATTTTTAACGAATAAAATATTGAATATATATCTTTAGAATATATATACACATACATTTAAGATGGACATTGATATTCCAGGACAAACACTTAGATTAGATGAATTTAAGGTTGAAACATTAATTAAAGATGATGATGGTATTTATATACATCCTCGTATAGTTATGATTGCTCCATCCGGTTCTGGTAAATCATGGATAGTCAGAAATATATTATATGAAATGAAAGATATACCATGTGGTACAGTTATTGCTCCTACTGATAAAATGAATAAATTTTTTGATGATTTTTTACCTTCTGTTTTTATACATCATGATTTTAAACCTGATATTATTCCACATATATTGGGACGTCAGAAAAGAATATTAGATAAAAATGAAAAAAGAGAAAAAATAGGGAAAGATCCAATTGATCCAAGAACTTTTTTAGTTATGGATGATTGTATGGCTACTAAACATTTATGGTTAAAAGATCCAAATATACTTGAAATTATGAATCAAGGTAGACATTTTAAATTAACATTTATTTTAACTATGCAATATTGTTTAGGTATTCAACCTGAACTTAGAACACAATTTAATTTTATTTTTTTACTAGGTGAAGATAACGCAGCTTCTAGAAAAAAATTATGGGAACATTGGGCTGGTGTTTTTCCAAAATTTGATTTATTTGAACAAGTTTTCTTACAAGTAACATCAAACTATGGATGTATGGTTATTAACAATCGTATTAAAACTACTGATTTATCTAAAAAAGTTTTCTGGTTTAAAGCAAATAAAGTACCTAATTTTAAAATTGGTTGTCCAGCTTTCTTAAAATTTCATGAAGAAAGATATGATGAAAATTATCAAGATAAACAACAACTTTTTGATGTTTTAAATTATGGATCAAAAAGAAAAACAAATATAGTTGTTAAATTAGTTAAATAAATTTATTTATTTATTTTAATAGTTTCTTGTTTTATTAATAACTCTAATATTATTTGTTCCTATATTTCTACCCATCATCCACGGTGATCGTTTCGTAAACATTTTATCAAATATATCATTAATAGGAATTGGTTCTTCCTGTGTTTCTTTAAATGAACGTGGTATATATCTGTATTCAATATGTGACTTAGGACATTTTTTTATGGTGTTTAAACGTATTATTTCAATAATAATTAATAATAATATTATTGATATCATTAATATTATTAACTTTTGAAGGTTCATTTTATTTTATTTAATATAATATAAAAATATTAAATAAAATATTTTTATATTATATAATGAAATTTATATTATTATTTATTCCATCTTTATTCACATTTGGATTAATTATCCCTAAAAAATATAAATCAAGTATTAATCCTATAGATGATCTTGTCCAAATTGATATTGCAAAGGTTTCTATGATTTCTAATAATTGGATGCATAATATTATTCAAATAAATGATGATTTTAAATCTATTAATTCTGAGTTAAAACATTTACCTATTATTTTTAAAATTAATAAATTAGAACAATCTTTTCAAGAAGAAAGAACACCAAATGATATTTATTATGCATGGATGCCAGTATCTTATTATGGTCCAAAAGATATACTATTTATTATTACATGTCAATATATAAATAATAAACATGTTATAAAACAAGTAATTCAATCTCCTTTTTGGTATTCAGAACAAATCGAAAGTATTGAATTAAAAAAAACATTAGAAACATTAGAAAATTTAGATTTAAATTTTTTTTATGAAAATGATATACGATATAAATTTTCATGGGTAAATTGGAATTTATAAAATAAAAATAACTATTTTATTTATTTTTCTCTAATTCCATCTCTTTAATTTTTTCTGTTAATTCATCTTCTAAACGTCTTAATGTATTAATATTATTATCTATTTCATTTTTTTCTTTATCTAAATCTGCTTTATTATTTTCAAGACTAGATTTCATTTCATTAATTTTTGTTATTTTTGATTTAGACTTAGATTTCTTAATTTTTACTGTCTGGTTATCTTTAGTTTCTACACTTTGATCTTCTACATTTTGATCTTCTACATTTTGATCTTCTACATTTTGATCTTCTACATTTTGATCTTCTTTTTTTTGTTTAACTTCTTGTAATGCCTTTTGAATCATTTCTTGTTTTCTTAATTCATGAAATTGTTTTGCATCTGATTGTTGATTCCAATATGATTTCATTAACTTATTTAAATCATTATTCATATATTCAGAATCTTTTGCTTTTTCAGTATCATCTTCAAATGGACACCATTTTCCAATTTCTCCAATATAAATATTATGAAAAGGATCACATTTATTTAAAAAATCTGCTCTTTTTTTTGCTTCATCATAATCAGAATATACACCTCTTACTTTAAATCCACAAACTGATAGATCTTTTGGTCTTTTTTCTTCAATAATAGAAGAAGGTTTTAAGAAACTTACACAAACAAATTTTTGTCCTTCTAATATTGGATCTTCTGTTAAATAATCAACTTCTTCTTTTTTTGCTTTTGATTGTATATTAGTAGTACTTAGTTGTTTCTCAAATGTATTTGACATTATTTAATGATTATAATAAATTTTATTAGTTTATCTTTTAAATAATATAAAAAAATTATTAATAATATAAATAATTTAGTAGATTAATTTTTATATTTATATTATAATATAAATATGAAAATAGTATGATATAAAACGATAATAAATTATGATATTTAAATTAAATATCACTATAGCTATGGCTATGTTTATATTATATGTTCATTATTTTAGATAATATATTATTATATTATCTAAAATATGTTTTATATTAATAATATTATATGTATAAAATTATATGATGTATTCAATTAATGATATTTTTATTAATTGCTGTATGCTAGGCCTCCCATACCAGACATAATACGTAAAACATTATAATTTGTAGCATAAATACTAATGTTTGAATCTTCTGCGATATAATTACTTTTGAAGTCAGTGCCGTATGATGATCCACCAAATGTTAAGTTTAATGTAGCATTATCAATACGAGACATATTACAAGTACCAGATGGTTGATGTTCTTCTGGGTTTAGTGCAAATGAATACATATTACAACCATCAGCAGGAGTATTTGAGTGATGTTGATATGGTTGTACATAATTAAAGTAGTTACCGTCACGTTCAGAGAAACGATCGTGACCATTCAATTGAAGTAATACTTTAGATACTGGATTACCAGATTTATTTAAGTAAACACCATAATTATCTTTTTGTCTTAGTACAATATCACCACCAACACTACCATCTCCTACAGTTGATCTTATGCCACTACTAAATAGTACTGTACTATTTGTGTTATGTGTTGAATCATTGTATAATTTTAGGCTAGTGATTGGAGAAGATATTTCTTCAATTGTTAATAGATCACCAAGAATTGTAATATTATCAATATCAGGTTCATTTGTAATAGCAATTGGTTGTATTCGAGAAAATAAACTTCCGAACGTAGTATCATTTGCATTTAATGCACCAGCAAAATCATCAGTTGATATATTAGTTGCACTTAAATCAAGTTTATTATCAACATATTTAGCTAAAGCTAAAACAATACGTTTAGTAGCAATAAGACGACTATTGTCAATATTCTTAGAATCATATGCTAAGAATTGTTTTCCAGAGCTATATCTACCAAGTTGTAGAGTCCAATATAATGCTTTACAAGGGTGATTAAAGTTAAGTCTAAATTTTTGTTGAAGTGAGTTAACGGATTCAGCACCTGTAAATTGAACTTGTTCAATAAGGTATTCATGTTGAGCTTGAGCAAATCTTTTACGTTCTTCTGTATCTAAATATACATAATCTACAAAAAGAGAAGAAGAACTAAATCTTAAATCACTAAGATCAGCAGTAGATACATTTTGAGTATGATTAATACAGTTTTCAAGACTAGAAAATTCAAAGTTTAGCTTGACTTCATGATATTGAAGAGCAATAAGTGGTATAGCTAATCCATCATTTTTATTATTAAAGAATTTTAGAGGAATATATAAAATAGCTTCATCGTGTTTTTGAGAAAGTTCTGTTAATTCTGTTGTATTACCAATCATAACATCATAACCACGATCATGTGCCCAATTACGTGCTAATTCATACCATACATTGAGCCAATTTCCATATTGTTTATCAATACGAGTACCGCCAATTTCTAGTTCAACATTATCAATTAAAGAATGACCAACACGACTTGTCCATGCCCATTTTTTAGTAACATCTGCTGTATCAAGACCAGAAAGTACTACTCTAAGATACATTTTTGTGATTAAATCACCATTTCTGCTAATTTGACATGTTACTCTACGTCCAAAATCAGCTGATCCATTGAAAACTTGTTCAATATTTTCGATCGCAAAATTAGTATGACGTCTATAGACGACTTTGAAAAAAGTAATTTGAGGATTACCTGTTAGGTACACATCTTGAGCACCATAGGCAACTAATTGCATTAAACCACCTCCCATTTTGTTATATATATTATACCGAAAGAAAAAAATTTTCTAAAAACGCATAAATTTAATTAAATTAAATTAAATTAAATTCTTAAATTAAATTTAATTTAATAGATTATATTTCTATTAAATTAATAATCAATATACTTAAAAACATCTAATTTATAATATATTTATAATTTAGATGTTTTTAAATATGAATAATATTTATAATAAAAATAATCCTCCAAAAACTTTAAATGCATTTAGAGAAAAACAAACGAAATATAGTACATATATTAATAATAATAAAAATAATAATATATTAACTACTCTTGATAATAAACATCAAGAAAAAATTGCCGAATTTAATGAACAAGAAGAAACTTTATATAAAAAAATAAAAAAAAATAAAAAACTTACAAAAGAATTAGAATCTTTAAATAAAATATCATCTACACTAATTACACAAAATATCATTGATAAAAAATTAATTATTAAAGATGAAATTAAAAATATTGAAACTGATATTAATCATCTTGAAAATAGATCAAAAGAACTTGAATATTATGATAATGTTTTAGATATTTTACAAGAATATTATAATAATAGTTATAATATACCAACAACTGAAACAAATATAATTAGTATTAATAATCTCTTTAAAAAAAAAGATAATATATCAAATGGAACCGATAAATCCAAATTATATGATAAATATATGAAAGTAGTACACAATGTTAATACACGAAAAATAAAAAATTCACATATTATTAAATTATGTACAAAATGTAAAATAGAAAAAACTATTCATGCTAATGATGGATATATTATATGTACTTCATGTGGTGATTCAGAACCAATTTTATTAGAAACAGATAAATCATCATATAAAGATTCAAATATTGAATCTAAAACATGTGCTTATAAAAGAGCAAATCATCTTTCTGAAATTCTTAATCAATTTCAAGCAAAAGAATCTACGGAAATCGATACTGATGTATATGAAAGAATTAAAGATGAACTTCATATACAACGTATATATGATTATAAAATATTAGACCATAAAAATATAAAAAAAATTCTTAAAAAATTAAAATTAAATAAATATTATGAACATACATACCATATTATTAATAATCTGAATGGTATTCCACCACCAACAATGACTAGAGAACAGGAAGAAAATATAAAAAGAATATTTAAAGATATTCAGAAACCTTTTACAATTTATAGACCTAAAAAACGAAAAAATTTTTTAAATTATAATTATATTATACACAAAATATGTGAACTATACGAATATGATGATTTTTTACCATTTTTTACTTTATTAAAATCTAGAACAAATTTAGAAGAACAAGATATAGTATGGGAAAAAATATGTAAATACCAAAAATATCAATTTATTCCCTCCATATGATATTTTCTATTATAAAAAAATGAAAAAAAATGAAAAAAAAAAAGATAATATAAAATTATATGTCACCTTGTATATTATATCTACTATTAATATAAATAATATGAAATTAACATTTGAAAAAAAAAATTCTGAATTATTAGATTCAGAAATAATTATTAAACAAAAAAGTAAAGGATTCTTTAAAAAACCTGGAGATTCAGATTCAGATTCTGATTCAGATTCTGAATCTGAATTAAAATCTAATGAAAAAATACAAATAACTTTTAATTCAGATTCAGATTTAGAATCAAAAAATATTAAAAATTTACTAAAAACTCCTAAAGCAATTAAAAATTCTAAAAAAAATAAGGATTATAAATTAATTGATACTAATAATAATGATGATAGTTTTCTTACACTTAATAGTTTTCAATATCAACATAATATTATTGATGATTCTATTTTTGAAAATATCCATATTAGATGTTGTCAACGAAATTCAAGAAAAACGATAACAACTATTGAAGGCATTTGTTCAGTATTCTTTAATGATAGTAATAAAGTTGAAAATTTACTTAAAAATCTTAGACGCGGAACCCGTGCTACATATAAATATGATAAAATATCAGGACATATAATAGAAATATCAGGAAATAAGGTAGATAATATGATAGAATCATTATGTAAATATGTTGGTTGTGATCATTCACAAATTATAGTACATGGAATTATTAATTAGTTAAATTAATTAATCAATTAATATTTTGATTAATTAATAATTGATTAATCAATTAATATTTTGATTAATTACAATAATAGGTCTATATATATCAAGAACAGTTTGAATAAGAACAGCAGTAGAACTTATTAAAATAATTTCATCATATGGTATTTTCCCAGTAGTAAAATATTTCATAACAAAATAAATACTAATAAATAGAATAATAGCTCTAATAATTTTTATAATTATAATATTGTTAAAATTATTTTGATTCATTTTAATTTAATATATGTTTAATAATAAGAAATTAATTATTAATTAAAATTATTAAGTAATTATTATTTTTAATGACAGGAGGTTTAATACAAATAGCATCATATGGTATACATGATATTTTTCTAACAGGAAATCCACAAATTACTTTTTTTAAGACAGTATATAGAAGACATAGTAATTTTGCTATGGAATATATAGAAGAACATTTAAATGGTACTCAAAATTTTGGCGGTTATTTATCATGTAATTTATCAAAAGCTGGAGATTTACTACATAAAATATATATTAAAATAAATATACCTCAAGTTGCGATTGATAGAATACAATTTGGTATAGATAAATTTGAATTTGGTATAAATTCTTTGCAACAAACAACGTATATTCCTTACTTAGATTTAAAAAAAAATTATGATAGTATACAAGTATTTATTAATAATATTAATTTTAATATGATACAACCATTATATAAATTATTAAATGTAAAAAATTTACGTTATACTGAGATTATATCAAGATACAGGATAATTTTTAGTAAGATAAATTATAATGGTAAAATTAATTTAATAAAAAATATAAGAATAAAATTTAATAAAACATTTATTATTCCATTAAGCATTCTATCAGAAAATGTTATTTATTTTAATGAACAAATTGATATAAGCTCATTAATAGATTTTGATAAATTATTTACTTTAAATATAAAATCAACAAATTTAAATATAATATCTGATATGAAATCTTTTTTAGATAAATATCAACAACAATTACAAATAATTAAAATGAATATGAATGATATGTTAATTTTTTATGAAAAAATTAATAATATTATACTTAGAAAAAATATTAATTTTGCTTGGGTTGAATATTTAGGACATCAAATTATTAATAGAGTAGAAGTAGAAATTGGAGGAAAAATTATAGATTTTACAGATTCTGTTAGAATGAATATAAATTATCAGTTAACAAATAAAATATTACATGATTTAACAATTTCAAAATTAATTGGAAATGTTCCAGGATTAACAACATATGATAGTACAATAAAACCACCACATATATTATATATTCCTTTGGATTTTTGGTTCAGTAAATATTCAGGCCTATCACTTCCACTAATTTATTTAAGATATCATGATGTTAAAATAAATATTAAAATAAATGATCTAGTTAATTGTTGTTATTATGAACGTTTAAAAACAGATACAACTATTGAAGAAATAATACGATTAAAATCTGTTTCATTAATAGTAAATTATATTTATTTAGATAGTGACGAACGTAGAAAATTTGCTCAATTATCACATGAATATCTTATAGATCAGACACAAATTGTAAGTTTAACAGAAGTTAAAACAGAAAAAATAAATATAGAATTACCTTTTTTAAATCCAGTTAAACAACTTTTTTGGATAGTTAGAGATATAAATAATATAAAAAGATTAAAATATTTTGAATATAGTTCATCTTATTATATTGATATTTATGAAATTTCTAATGTTTACGAAATTGAAAATGTATCTATACAATTAACAAATAAGATGATTAAAATTATAACTGTTGATGATTTATTATCAAATTCTATATCAATTAATGATATAATTACTATAACAAATAGTATATTTTATAATGGAATATATAAAGTATTAAAAACTGAAGCTGAATGTTTATATATTGTTTTTGATGAATATATAAAAGAAGATTATAAATATAATTATGATGTATATTTGAATAATGGAACAAAAATGTATTCAAAATCAATAAATTATACTGGAAATTCTCAGGCATTTATTCGTAAAGAAATTAATTCAAATCCTGTAAAATTATCAACATTACAATTAAACGGTATACAACGATTTTATAAATTTGATGATATTTACACTAATTTTGTACAACCATATCAGCATAATAATAAAGCACCAAATTATGGTTTAAATTCATATTCATTTGCACTACAACCAGAAGAATATCAACCATCTGGATTTTGTAATTTTAATAAAATTGATTCAAAAACAATGATATTAGAATTTAATAAAAATTTTATAAATGAAAATATAAATAAAGAATTAGATATTGTAATTTATGCTCATAATTATAATATTTTACGATTAGCTTATGGTAAGGCAGGAATTATATTAAATATATAAAATTTTTAATATATTTAATATAATTATTAAAATAATGATATTTAACAATTACAATTTTGTAGCAATATATTTATTTTACTACAAAATAAATATATATTAAAGAT